TTGTTGATTAAGTAAAATAAGCAACTAAGACTTTTATATTTTTTACAGGAACGTTGGAAGCGTTGCCCTTACTTCCTACTCTGATACAGTTTGAATCAATATCTAAATTGCAGTATTCAAACCAGCTTGCTTGGTTAATATTAGTAACAGATATTACTTTATCTTTTTTTATGTGCGAGGGAAGATTGACATACCACTCTGTCGTATCAGTTCCTGCAATGTATCCGAGTAAATTTGTCATTGACAAAATCTCGATTTTGAATAAATTTTCCAATCTGTCCGAAATTGGCTTGTTGGAAATAGCCCTGAATTTTGAGCCGTCATTATAAGTCAAGCTATTATTTACAATGCACTCGTAGTAGTACTTTAAAGCTTTATCGTAGTAAAATTTCCCTGTTGTCTTTGTACTTGTGTCTTGTATGTTCCCACCGTACTCTAAGCCAATGATTTCTGCCAGTCTTTTTCCTTCAAGTGCTGTGTCTGACTCTGTTCCATATTCAGTAATATTTATTATTACAAATTGATTTCCGTTGTAAGCCATTTCATATGTTTTATTAGGCTTAAAATCTCCAGCCTCTATCTGCTTTAAAGTTCCGTTGTATTCTTTTAGCAACGTATAATCAATATTATTCAGCCTTAATTTTGTTGTTGAATTAGTGTTTTTGGTATCAACGTTAATTCTCAATTTCAAGTCATTGTTTAGCCCAAATTCTGTTAATCCGTCTAAATTGCATACATAATAATCTATATTCAAATTTGTTGTTTTATTTGCCTGTAATGTATGAACGTTTCCAAGCTGCAATCCGTTATATATTTCTTCAGTTTCAGGAGTTCCGTTTTCTCTTATAGTTCCAAAAGCTGGAATTATGTTTTTAATCTTAGTATCTCCTCTATTTGTATCTTCCACTTTATAATGAGTTGGAAATTCAACTTGTTGTGCTTTAAATTTCGTTAATTTAGCCATATTACCTCCTTATTTTAAATTAATCATATTATCTTTTCCTAAATCAAATTGACCTAGCTTATTTCTCCCAAATCTTCCAAATCTTGAATATGCAAAATTGCATACTGGATTTCTTTTAACTTCATTTTTTATTGCATTTTGCCCTAATGCCCTGCCCCCAAATCTCATTCCAACTATGTAATTATCCAAACATTTTGAAGTATTTACTTTAACTCCACCGCCAACAATACTGTTCAAATTCAGTTCATCAATCAGGCTGTAATCATAATATCTGTCACTTACAAATTTGACATCATATAGAGCATGTTCATTATTAGTATTTAATTCAATAACTGGAGTTAGTCCTGTAAACATTTCACCAATATTACTTATTGTTTCCAAATTTGGAATTAACTTATATTTTCTCATAGCCAGTTTGATTCTGTTCCTATATCTGTCATCTGTTTGTCCGTTCCTGCTGACATTAAATTTAATACCTAAGTCGTCCAAAAACTCTCCTGTCGCATAATCTATTAAATGCTGTTTCTCCAGCAAATTATAAATGTTATCAATTTCATCAAAAAGTTTTGCAATAGCTTTATAAAATGCTTGCACATTTTCGTTTTTTTTAAGCCACCAAGGGCATTTAGACAGTAAATAATCATAATTATTCTGCATATTCAGCCACCTCATTAAAGCCTAATTTCAATACTTTTTGATAATTATTTCCTGGTGTCTCTTTTAACTTAAAAGCAACATCTATATTTAAAAGCTTTTCTGCAGAGTATACTGTTCTTATAAATTCACTTTCACATTTATAACTTGTAATATATTCTCCTACTTTCACAGATTTAATATATTCCTTAACAATATCTCTTAAATTTTCTTCAAGAATATTTACTCCATCAGCTTTTTGAAAGTCAATTTTTACTTGTATTTTTTTTGTTTTTGGTCTGTAAAATCTCACTTCCCTATCTATTCCCTGATTATCCTTGACAGTTACAATAGTATCTCCATTCATTTGAATAGCCTGATCCTTTTTTTTCCATATTGCTTTTGCTATATCCTCATTTCTTCCACCGTCTACTATTAAAACAATTGATTTCGGTTCTAAGCCTTTACTATCAACTGTCATAGTTTTATTTTCATCAGCATAGACAGATTTAACACCTTCTTGCTTTAAAATTTCTGCTCTTATTCCATCCAAATTCCATTCACTTTCGTTTCTGCTTAAAAACCAACGCTCTATATAAGCGTTATCTGTTTCCTGTTCCTGTCCTCCTGCTGCAACTTCATTTTGTTTAAAGTCGTATACGCCATTAACAACTTTAACAAGCTTTATAATGCTACCTATTTCCTTGTTTCCTTGTTCTCCTGCAATATTACATTCAAATTTAAAAGTTGTCTTATTATTCAGTGTTCCATTTTCCGAAAGTGTATATCTTGTTCCGTCATTTGCTTCAACGATTACATCTCCTATTTCAAGAGAAACATTAAGCCCTCCAATTAATTCAATATTTACCGTTGCCTTGCTTTCCTGTTTCCTTTTGAAAAAAAACGGACTATTTGAAAGATGTTCATCTATTTCTATTCCCTCACAGTTCAGCAAATTCATTTTATCCGCCTGTATCTGCTGACGTTCCATCTTAACTCTCATAAGTCTAGCAACAGGGAACATAAGCATAAACCAGGCGCTCCGTTTATCGTTAGAATAGTCATCTTTCAGTAATGATTTAAGTTCATTATTCAATATATTCATATTATCTTGTACTGTATTTACTATTACTCTCGCCAACCTATTCCAACTCCTTCCATTAACATTTTTTCATTATCTGCAAATACAAGCCCTATTTTTAATTTTAATTTTCTTTTTTCAAACTCATAGACTTCAACAAAGCAACTTTTCAAATAATCCTTAAAATTATTGTAGATTTTATTTCTTACATGCTCTATCACTTCATTTTCATTTCCATGTGTTCCAAATAGCTTTTCAAAGTTCAAGCCATATTCTGTGTCATAGTCCAGCTCTCCCTCTCTTATATGCAACATTAAAACTATTTGCTGAATAACTTCAAAATATTTTTCCCTAACTTGAAAAAACTGTACATCTCCATTTTCAACATATATTTCTCCTGTTGCATTGTTTAGTTTTATATCCATAAATCACACTCCTACGGATGTATATAAGGAGTTCCGCCTTTGCTCACTCCACTATCAGTATCAACGCTTTCCGCTTTAATCGGTCCACTCTCAATACTTCCAACTTTTAATTTTCCAGTAATTTCAGTATTTCCGTTTACAGTTAAATTACCATTTAAAACAACGTCGCCATTTATTTCTATGCTTTCAGGAACATCCACAGCATTCGGATCAGTAGAAATTAAAATTGGCAAAGCAATAGCGTTTGTCAGATTATGCCTTTTATTAGTATTAACAATGCTAGTTTCTTTAGTAATGTATCCGCTTATATCTCTGCTACATATAAGCAGTGGCACAATATCCCCAGCCTTAAAATTCAGTTTAACATTTATTCTCCTGTTCCCGAGCTGGCACATCGGAACATGCAGGATAGGTGGCAAATTAACTTCCTTGTATTCAGCAACGGGTTCGACATCTACAAAGCCGTTCGGGTATGTTTTCGTTATTTTAGCTATAATGGAAGTATCTATTCTTCCAATCATAGCTTTTAAATATTCTTCCATTATTTCTTTTTCCCCTTTCTTTTTGTCTGAACAGTTTTTCCTTTTTTGTTTTCAGACTTTTCGATTTGCTTTATTTCAGCATTGTTTTTATTAATATCGGAAGAGTTATTAATTACTCTTACTTTTAAAGTCATTACAAAGTCGCTTATGTCAGATATTTCAACAATTTGGCATATTGTAGATATTTCATTGCTTATAAGTTCTATTAGATCACCTTTTTTCAACTGATAAATCAATAAACATTTGACTTCATAATCATATTTTAGCTCTTCTTTTTTCTCTGTTTTTTTAGTTTTTTTATCTTCCTTAGCCTTTTTCGAGTACTTTTTATTTTTTTCTTTTTTATTATTTTTTGTTGCCTTTGCCTTTTCCTTTTTTGCCATTTTTACCCCCTTTTTTCGAGGATTTCTTACTTCCTTTTTTAGATTTTCCAGACTTTGAAGTTTTGCCTTTCTTTTCTTTTTCAACCTTATAGCTTATCTCTTCAACATTTTGCGGTTTAGGCTCTTCCAGTAGTCCGCTCTGATAGCTCAATTTAATAACCTTTTCAGTATCAATTTCATCATGATATATGTAAATAAAATCATTTTTTGTTGTCATCTGGCTGTTACAGTCCTTGACTATCTGACTTATTTCATATAATCCGCTGCCTAGAACGCTTTCGCCTATGCTGTACACCTTGTCAGTCTTTAATTCACATTGCTTTACAGTAAATCCGCATTTACTAGCCAAATCATTAATTATTGTACTTGCATTAGTTCCAGGAGCATATGCGGAACTTACAAGCTTTTTAAAATTAGCTGGAACTTCTCGGCATTTAAGCTTTAAAGTTCCTTTTTCCACTTCCTTTTTAGTAATTATTCCACTTGCTACCTCTCCAATATCTGCTCCATACCCTGCAACAAGTCTGACATCGTTTTTAAGCTTGATTTTAGCTATTGTAGTATTTGTCAAACCGTGTATTTCAATGTTAAATTCATTTGGCTCTTCATTAACGGATTTATAGTTCCATTTTATTTCTACTCCATTAATGATTTGCGGATCTGTTAAGTTGAAATCTTTTGGAAAGACAAAATTCAAATCTCCGTCATCTGTTTCAATCTTTATTTCAGTTCTTTCTAAAAACAATTTATTCAACATCTTCTTCGTCCTCTTCCATCTCAAAATATTCAAGAAATACAGTTTCACAGAAGTTTTCAAGAGTAACTGGAATTTCTTTATTATCCTGGGCAAGAGGAACTATATAGCAGTTAATAAAATCATTATTTAGATTCTCATTGCCATCTTCCAGCATGAACCAGCCAATAGGTCTTCCACAGATAAGCTTTTCATTCTCAAGTAATATTTCTCCGTCTTCGTCCATTATGTCAACATAAATACGATTATTTGTCTTAAAATGCTTTATTCTAAGTAAATAAATTTCACTGCCGCTTTTAAATGTAAAGACATAAGGAATTTTATTTTTATCTATTTCTATTCTCATTTCAAGAACCCCCAAAAATCAAAGCCACTGTTTTTTGTTCCTGCAACTCCTGTTTTCTGTTCTTCTTTTAAAATAGTTTTTTCAGATTCAAGAACCTGACCTTTTTTCATCAGATAAGCAAATTCAAGAACTTCAAAGTCTATTTCAAATTTTATAGCCGTTTGATGTTCATAGTTCCTTGAAACTTTAGTGATTATCATATCTTCTATTGTTTCATTTGTTGAAATTGTGCAGAGTTCCTTTTTCTGCCACAATTCTACTATTTCAGCATATATTGCTTCAGGATTTTCAGTTCCAATCTGAGTAAGTAGAACAGAAATATTATATTTTCTATTCCCATGCGACACATTGCTACTTATCAATGTACTATCCCTGTCCTCAAGTGAGTGCGTCTTGACGCTGCTACTTCTATCATCACTTGTTATATGTACCCATTCAAGTGGAATATCATTGATTTTACATCTGTCAGCGTCCTCGAAAAGTTTAAAACCATATCGGCTCTGAAAAAATTTATTTACTTGATCTGGATAAGCTAGAGCAATACCATAAGCTCCAGCACCTGCTGTTCCTAAAAAACTGTTCAATGCTAAGCTAAAACCTTTTTCTTTAGCTTTATCATATGCCATTTTGCCAAAAGGATTTGCTTTCATTTTTTCTCTTGTAGCATTTAAATTGCTAAAATCCATTGCTCTAACCTCCCATCATTGCGAAACTGTCGTCAAAAAATTCTCTCAAAATTTTCTTGACCTTTTTTTCAAGCTCGTTGCCGTTTTCTCCTGTATTCTCAATAACAATCGTTGGAGAAAAGACATATTTATTATTATTTCCTTTATTTGTTGTTGAATTATTAGTTGTTGAAGCCTTACCATTTGCACTAAATGTCTTTTTCATTCCACTCAGTCCATCCTCAAGTATTCCTCTTGTTGTTTCAGCTGTTGAAATTTCAGTACCTTGTGGCAAATTCATGAGCATTTCCTGTCCCGCTAGGAACTGTTGACCGCCTGGAAGTTTAATCATTTCCGCACCTTTTTCAGCTACTGTAGTCAGTCCACCTCTCCAGGATTTAGCTCCAATATAGCTTTTACCTATCCCAAAGCCTTTAAAAATATTGAATTTAGATATTGCATTGGAAATTTTTCCACCGAGTTCGCCTATTTTCCCAAACAATCCATCAATAAATCCTTTAATACCATTTATAGCACTCTGTGCCACGCTCTTCGCCTTGTTAAAAGCATTAGTAAAGAACACTGCTATCTGATTTATTACTCCACCTATAGCATTTATTACTCCTGAAACAACTCCTAAAATTCCACTCATTATACTTGCAACAACTCCAATAATTGCAGAAAATACTCCAATTATTGTTGATGACATTCCTATAAATATTCCGATAACTACTTGGACTACAGGAACAATTATTCCGAGCAATACTGCACCTACTTGTATTATCACTCCGATGATTGGCATTATTGCAGTTGCGATCTGAACAATAAAATTAAAAATCATTCCTATTGTCTGCATAATTGGAGCGAGTAAAGGTGTTATCATAGTCAATGCCTGCATTATTATATTGAATGTCATTCCAAATAGATTTCCTATGCTTCCAAAATCAATAGTCTGAAATAATGTAGAAAAGGCATTTCCTATATTTCCTATTATCTGTCCTACTTGCTCAAAATTAATTCCTTGCAAAGCTCCGTTAATTACTCCAGCAACTGTTCCACCAAAAGCAATTAATCCGTTTAATGCTCCTGCAAATCCGTCAGTTAATCCTTTTCCACCGCTCATGGAGTTAAATATTCCCATAATTGTATTTCCGAGAGTTGCAAGTGGACCCATTAAAGGAGCAAAATTCAATTTAGAAAACAACTGTGTAACTACATCAAAGCCTTTACTTAAGTTTTCCACAAGCTGAATACCTAACTGCTGGACATAAGGTATCATTGCAGTTATTCCAGGAGCTAATTTTCCACCAAGCTGAATTGCGGCTTTTCCTATTTCTTCCTGCATGTCGCCCCATAAGTTTTTAGCCTGTTGTATTTTACCCTCAGGAGTATTCGCTAACGCTTCATTTACATTACCGACATTTCTTTCTAATATTTGTTGCATCATAGCCGCCCTTTGAGCAGTATTTAAAGACTTGAATTGCTTTGCCTCATTATCTGTTAACGCAATTCCAACTTTTCTCAATGCGGCTAATTGTCCAGTACTCATTGCTTTTCCTATCATGTTAGCTGTTCCATAAAAGTCCTCGGCGGTTCCATTCATTCCTTTTT